CCAAGAGATTTCTCTTTCTCATAAATATTAACAGCAAAGTCTAAAATCTTATTTCCATAGAGGACTAAGACTCCCGCAACATCCGGTAACGCCTTCGCCAAATCCTTCGCAGACGCGTTATAAATCGCGTCAGCGGCGGTTCGATGAAGATCGTCACCAAAATGCGCGTAAGCTGAATCATGAAGTCTGGAAAGTTGATCAAGTTCATCCTTAGGTACTGCCTTACCAAACTCAACCGACGATTGTATTTTACCGTCGCTGATATAAGGACCAGTATAATTAGGAATGAAAGTGACATAATCTCCCATTTAATATATTATTAATTCTTTAAAATTTACGCCTCCTCCTGCCATGTATTGAATAATGGTTATGTAGATACATCATACATGTGACCTCTGGATACGGTGGGTCACTAACCGTTTTTCTCTCGTTTAACGTCCGAGCAGACCACTAGTGCTATTTAATTAGCAACTAGCCTCACAACCTAAAGCTTTAAATCTAAGCTCCTGAAGCCCTTTATAATAAACCAAGTCAAAATGACTAGGATATTGGGTTCGAAATTGCATAAACATTCTCCGAAGAAAATGAAATTTATGTTCGTCCCAACAATAAAGTTGCATCAGACTAGCTAACGAACCAGCTAAGTCCTCGACTTTCGTGGTAGTCAGCATTGCAATATGCTTAGTAAATCTGACTGGGTGAAATTGCCATACACCATCCTTTTTAAACAACTTAGTGCTGAAAAACTCACAGCCGCTAAATTGTGGATGAATGACAAATTCGCCCATCACTATTCCCATTTCTAAAGCTATGGCGATATAACCAACATGATCAAATCCTTTCGGAAAAGTCTGAAGAGTGTCATCACCACCAGCCAAAATGTAATAATCATCACTAAGTATGCTGTCATTTGACAGTCCCATACGCATCATCGTTAAAACATGTGCTGCTAGCTGGCCTAAACTATTAAAAGAAATAGTTCCAAACCAACCAGACACCATCATGCCATAAAAATCAGACATAAAGACTTTGCCATTTGTACAGCGATACTTCGCGTGATAAATCACATTATCGACTAATCGATTATAGTCAATTTTCCATTTCGCAAACCTTTCATCAGACATAGTTTCTGGTTTGACAGCCATTCGTAAGTAAGTCTCTCGACATATCTTAAATAGATACTCAAAGAACATTAAATCCCAATTTGGCTTATC